TAGTTGTCGTATAGTGGGTAGTAAACTTCTGTGTCAACTGCGTGCTTCATAGTCTCATACATTGAAAACTCTGGGTCGGATAAATCCTTGCAAGTTGATAGAATATTGATAACCTCCTCCATGAGTCCGATTATCATTTTTTCTTTTGGTGTTGTTTTTGCCATAGTGTTTGTTTCTTAATTTGATTTTACTTGTTCGATCTCGACAAATTCATAATCTTGAAAGTTGTCGAAATCATGTTCATAGTCATCATAGTCGCCTTGTTCATAAAGACGCTTTGCTTCTTCTATATTATCTGCCCAGACAAAAGCAGATCCCCAACCGATAAACTTTTCGGTTATCTCAAATTGTGGCATTACACTGCCTCCAAGTCATCAACATGAAATTCTAGTCTATCGTCATCAGTTTCAGCATCATCATCACTAATAACAATAAGATTATCGTAAATCTCAACAACTGTGCCCGAGATAGGGCATAGTGTGTTGATAGTTTGTACTGTATCGCCAATGTTCATTACACTGCCTCCTCTACTGTATAAACTTGATAGTCAGCATCATCATCTAAGAATTGCCAATCTGTATCAGATTGAAGTGCAAGTGCTTCTGCTTCTGACTCATCATTTGCCTCAACATAGGCGATGTAGTTACTTACTCTTGAAGCAACGATTCTAAACTCTTTCATAGTGTGTCTGTTTGTTATAGTATTATTATACAGGCGGTAGTATGTAATTACAACCACCTGTGTGACAGTTTACAAATAGGTTATCTCGCCTTTCTCTACTGCCTCCTCTAACTCATAGTAGTTTGCTCTCTCCGCATCTATCTCTTCTTGATGATATTCAAATACCATTTTCTGATAGATGTCGAACAAGTCCTGTAATACTACGCCTTCTAGATCAGTCCATGAACCAACGTAGTCTAACTGTGTTTCATCATATCCACCCTTCTCAAAACTGGGAGCGGATACAAAATTCATTCCAATGTCAATAAAGAAATGTCTGCCATACTTCTCACTTACATGAGTTTTTGTTGGTATGAAATGGCAACCATGTATGCCCTCTGGGTCACGCAAGTCATTGAAGTCTCTAAAAATGTATGTTCTCATTATATACCTCCATCAACTGCTATCATTTTGTGATAGATGTCATGTGAGATATAATCTCTAATATCATTTGAGAGATCAGGGTCATGCTTTGTTTCTACTCTCTCTTTTAGAGAGAAGTAAGTCGGTTCAAATATCTCAAAGAGTCTATTGAACTCGGTGTCTGTTAGGATTAATGTTTTCATGTTTCTATTATAGTATGATGAAATAGGATTTCATGCACCTATGTGCCACTTATTCAACTGGCACACCCCATGTCTTTTTCATATTGAAGTTTGCATAACTGAAGCGTTGACGTTTGATAAGTTTGTATGTACCATACTTGTTAGTCATCACATAACCCTCATGCTCATAGGGTTGACCATCAATAAGGCACTCAACATCTTTTGATGTAACGATACCTTGCATCAATAGTTCTTTAACTTCAATAATCATATTGTATAAGTGGAACAAGTTTTTTGAGTATCCTGTATCACTTGCAAGTTGGTCGGGGTTAAGTTTCTTGCCTTCCCTCACATAACTGTTGACAATTACCTTTAGTGCTTTTCCTTCCTTGAGCGTGGGGAACTCGGTAAAACGTACCAACGTGCGGGCGAGAGTGAGCAAGAATTCAATCTTGACACTTAGGCGGTTATTCATAGTAGCATGAGTATCAACTTGATAGTGTCCTAAGTTGCGACAGTCAAGATTCCTATAATTATTGGGTCGATAATGGAATACTGCATCTAATTCTTGAATAGTTGCACCAATATACTGTGTATGAGTCGCTACAACTACTGACTGTTTGATGACCTTATCAAATTTGTATGTGATAGTATTAGGTTTGTAGGTATCATTACCACCATAACCAATAAAGTCACATTGATACACTCCATGATCTGTGGGTAGAGTCTCAAGGCAAGTGTGTAGAATACTTGCTACATTTGGGATATGACCATGATTAGTTTCAATATCTGTATGAGTATAGTTTATCTTGATCTTCTTCTTGTTGAATACTGATTTAGTGCCAACAAAGAATCTACCATTCTCAGGGTTGACTCCATACACAATAGCAGGGGCACCATCATACTTGACTGATATTTGATTTCTCTTGCTCTTCAAAAACTTGATTACATCAATAGCACCACTCTTACCAAGAGTCAGGATACTATCTTCTGGGTGCTCTAGGTGTTTGTTCTTCATACTACCATTATACACCATGGCAACAGGAAATCAACCACCTGTGTGCCAGTTTATAAAGTGGGTGAGAGAGAAACGTGGGGCGTTCGCAAGGTTTCACCTATACGCCCAAATTTACGCTATGGGAATCGCTTACACCTGTACCCCTACTGACAGTTTGGAATAACTACTCTACTGAATAGTCCTGATGTTCGGGCATAGCAACCACATGAGTTATCTCTCTCACATTTATATAATACTACATTGATATATGTTTACAACCACCTGTGTGCCAGTTTATTAAATGTCACAGTCAGGGTTGAGAAATTGTCTATTTCGCTTTAGTTTAGTAGTTGAAATATCAATTAAATCTTCTAACTCTTCTATAGAATTGGATAGGTTGTCATCATCTTTCTCCTCAGAATAGAAAAATAATGCTTCACTTAACAAGTTAAATTGCTTGTCAGTTAGTGTTACATTGATCTGATACATCTTACCTCATAGGTATGTTAAACGACATTATTGTCCTCTGTTTATTTGATTTAGATACTGGCGATTCATGTAACAATACAGAGGGGAAAGTTAGAATCTCGCCTTCATTTATTGGAGGCGCAATCTTATCTATTGTACCATAATAGGGGTTAGGGTGTGGACTATAGAATGTAGTAGGAAAATGCTCCTGTGGGTCAAACTCAACATACAATACACATGATATATTCATTAAACCATGATTATGAGCACCATGAAATTGTCCTATGGCATATCTCTGTGACCATAGTTGCCACTCCTCAACATTTTTGAAAGGGCACTCTCCTCCATATCTATCACTCAATATCTGTGTGTATTCATTGACTAACTTATCTAAATCAGTTTGCATTATGTCAACAAACTCATTAAGATATGGTGCTGTAGTCTGATACTTATAGTAGTCAGTCTGACATTCTATGATCTCATTATCAGTAAAATCTATTAGTTTTAAGAGTCTAGATTTCTTGTCACTCCAATCGTCTATCACAAATTTAGTGATATTAAATCCAAATAGATTTAGAGACTGAGCATTCATTTATGTTTGTAGTTTTTTCTGGATTTACGCCTTGGTCTTATACCTTTATCTCTTTTCAACTCCGCCTTAAGTTTCTTTAGAAATTTTAAGTGGTCAGGATACACTAATTTCATAAGGTCTTTTTTAGTTTGTCGAGACTCTCTAGAAATCTCTATCCACCTCAACATCATTTATATCTTGGAATGTGATATTGGCGATGTCTGAGTCAGTCCAATCTGTGATGTCATCAAGGAATAAATCTGCATCATCAAAATCATCTGCCTCGATCATCATTTCCTGTACTAATGCTTCAGCGTCCTCAAGTCGCACCTTGTCCACCAGTTTGCTCATCTGTGTGGCGAACTGCTCTTCCATAACTGAAAGGCATTGTGCTCGGATTTTGTCAATTTGTGCCATTGGTTTTAGTTACCATGTAGTTTGATTATACTATAATTTTAGAATATTTGCAACTACCTTGTCGCCCTTGATACCTGTGACTCTCCCTTAGTAAAGATAGTGTCAACAACTGACTGAAGGCGGCGTTCTGTACCAATACCAACATTGTTGTAAACTGGTACAAACATCTTGCCAAATGGTTTCACATAACCATTTCCATTGATGTTAGGTTTGAGAGCACCTGTACTAATCTTAAGTGCATCTTCCTTATGTAGTCGAATGACTCGACCAATAGTTTGTGCCATAGTGATTAGATCAAGATTCCTCAGTAGAATACAAGCAGTCAATCCGCTCACATTCATACCCTCTGAGAGAATAGAATGGTGGAACATGATAAACTTCTTGTCAGGGTCAGCACCCCACTTGTTCATCAAATTGAAAAATGTCTTACGAGTGACTTTCTTACCATTGATGATAGCACCATACTTAGATGTAATCCACATGACATTGTATTTCATAGAGTGACATACTGCCATGAAATCAGTACCAGTAATCAATCTGTGAATGTTTTTACTAGACTTAGCAGTGACCAACACTTTGTTCATGTGATCTTCATTTTCAAGAGCATCAAGAATCATACACCTGTCAATCTGCTCAACTGATTGATAGAACCCGATAGGATACTTGACTGACTTGACTTGAGGCGGTACGATATACCCCTTCTTAATCAACTCTGGAGCAGGGATCTCTGCAATTACCTTGCCATATACCTTCTCATTGTTCATACCTCTCTCTTGTGATGTATGATGTTTAGGTGTGGCAGTGAAGTAAAACTTACGTCTAGTAATGTTAGAGCGGTTCTTGACACTCTCAAAGAAGTTCCTCTGAACTGAATTGTGTGCCTCATCATAATATACTGTATCCGCTTCAACATCTTCCATGATTCTGTGAAGTGAATGGTATGTAGTAAAGATCAACTGATTCTTTGTACTGTTATGATGCCACTCTTGAATCTCTTTAGGATTAGTTGTAGTCTGGTAGTTAGTCTCTCCACTATGAACATGAAGCACCTCGACATTATCAATCTGCTCTAGGAACTCCTCACACAACTGTTGAGCAAGTAAGATTCTAGGAGCAACAACAATAATAGTCTGTGGAATAGGCATACTGAATCGCCACTTAGCATCAACAATCATACACATAGTCTTACCACCGCCAGTAGGTACAAGTACCTGACCACACTGGCGTTGCATGATATTTGTAATCTCTTTTTGATGATCTCTAAGTTGCATAGTCAGTTGTCTCAATAATCATAGTATAGGATAAAAAAAGACCCCTGCAAGGGGTCTTGTGCCAGTCTTAGAACTGTGCCAATAGTTTTTGAGTCTCAGGGTCAAACTCCTCTTTAACTCCGTTAATGTCCATCAACCAATCATCTTGCTCTAGTCCTTCAAATTCATCAATCTGTTCAAAATCAAAATCGTCCATAGTGTTCCGTTTGTTTACTCTCATATAATAGTGTAATTTCAATAATGTGCAACCACCTGTGTGTCAGTTATCCAACTGGAGGGGCGCCTGGTGCTTCAGCGGGCATTGCCTCCATATCAAATCTACTAGATGCTTTCTCTAGTTCCACCTTGCCCTTGAGAGCATTAACCTCTGCAATAAGAGTCTTAATGTCATCTTGCTGTTTGTATAGGGCAGCATTAACCATTGACTCTAGTGAAGTCAATCTCTCGTCAAGGTTGCCAATGGTTCGCATTGCTGCCTGTAGTTGTTTCTTAAGTCTATCAACTTGTTGCAACTTAGTCTTAGTAAGTGCTTCTGTATCTGATGTTAGTGAATCGTATCCCATGATTTATGTTACTCTTGGATTATTTAGATAGGTGTGGGTATTACCTGATATACAGATAACCACCCGCCCAGTCACAGTTTGCAAGCATCCATTCACGTTGATTAATGTCTCTCATATCAAATCTAACGTGTTTAGCAGGTGCTTTCCATGAAGCAGGTTTGTAAACCTCTCCTGTCATTTTGTCAACAAAAGCATGAACCCCTGCACTCTCATATTTGCCATTACGATAGTCATTCTGAATGATCTTATGATACTTCTTACCTGATGTGATAGTAAACTTCATACACTCTTCATCATTCTCAAGTTTGTTGATCCTCTCCTGTAGATATGGATTCATTTCTGTTGAGTTATTCCTGATGCAAGAGCGAACTGCATAGTTCTTGTACTGTTGCTCAAGGGCACGACAAAGTGTTTCAGTCCATTGAAGCACTTCAACTTTTGTGAGTGATTTTTCGAGTGTTGACATAATTCTGTTTGTATTGTTGTTTGTTAAAGAGAAAAGGGAAGGAAGGTAACAAACACAAAACCTTCCCTCCACATTCATATATTACTGCATTGTGGCGGTAATGCAACCACCTGTGTGCCACTACCTCAACTGTCCACTCCTAGTCAATCTGTGAATGTAGTAACCAATAAGAGCACCAATACCCATTTTTAACAAAGCACTGAAAGAATTATCAATCTGTCTGAAATTAATGTCTGCGCCTGTGCCATACTCACTATTCCTCAAATGATAGTGTGCGGTGTGTTTGGTTCTCATGGCAATAATATAATTGGGTGCGAGAAACAAAAACGAGGACTTACGTTACTTCAACTATGCAAATGCCTGTTCTGTTTCCCATTGTCATTATAGGGCATCTACTTATCCTTGTCAAGTTCTTTGTTTTCGTTGTAATTTGGGTTGCACTCATCTGTAAAAGATTTGTGTCTCTCCTCTGGTGTCAGTTGTACCACTCGCCAACCGTAGTCTCCATTGGTAACAATGGTAGGCATCATGTTCATTGATAGTGTGACTCTGTTGTCTCCTTTATTATGTTGGTAACCATGTATGATTTGAGAGGGAAATATCATCAATTCACCTTCATTCACCTGTATTTGATTGTCCTGATTGTAGTCTGTAAACTTCTTCCTCATCAAGGTTAGACTAGGCATTACAGGATAGTATAAACTCTCTTCTCTTGTGAAGTGTGTATTTACATGATCTTTTGTAACGTCAAAGTTCACATAATATATGCAACTTAAATAAGAATTACTATGAAAGTGTGGGTGTTGGTATCCACCTTTATCACTTATGTTATACCAACTGTCTGTAACTGCTACTGTCTCCTGTATGTAATGACCTTGCACTTCCTTTGCATAGTATTCTCCTTGTTGTTCACACCAATTTCTAAATCTGCCATATTTCATATCCTCATTTAGCACAGAGTAATGTCCAACGTGCTTCAACTCCTTTGAGTTTGCATTATATGATAACTGATTAACTTTCTGTTCTTCAATATCATCTAACATATTTTGTTTTACCTTATCGTGGAAGGGGCACTTCACAATAAGAACTGGCGTTGGCAGAATGTTTACTACTTCCATGTTATAAAATTGGATAATCCCATAGTTT